GTAAGGTTGAAATGCACCTATGCCTTGGCCTTGAGTTGTAGCCATTGTGTACGCATCTCGTTGAGCTTGGTCTTGACCAGCAACTTGTGGTGCAAATTTATCGGTAGCTAATGGTGCAGCAGTTAACCCCGTTAACTGTGTTCCTAAATCTCGTTGTAGATCTTCTACGTATTGTGGTGGAAGTGCTTGTGTTTGTTGTACAGCCATTATATTACCTCGCTTAATCGTTGTGATGTTTCAAACATCTGTTGTGCGCCAGCCATACCTTGTGACTCTTCAGACACTTGTCCACCAGCTTCTAAATTTTTCATCATGTTTTCCATAACTTCTGCGCCTCTATCTATATCTCCACCACCTGCGTTTCTAACAGCATCTGCGGTAAATACAAACTCATTTACACTTAATCTTGCAGGCACATCATCTGCTTTTTCAGCCTTTCCAATAGGTACAAACCCACCTTCAGCTCTATAATCTTTTTCCATACCGCCCAGGTCCATGATTCCACCACCTTCGGCAAAACCTGCTCTACCACCCATAGCCATGTTTGATATGTCTTTAGTATCTTGTCTTCCTAAGAAAGAATATTTTTCTCTAAGTGCTGCTAGCTTTTCACCGGTTTCATCTTTCATAGCTTCTATAACTTCAGCTCTAATGCCCTCTATATCTAAACTTTCTCCACGGTCCATTTTACCTGTTTCTTCTGGTGTATTACCAAATAAATCTAAACCTTCTTTTGCTAAAAGAAATGTTGCAAGTTTATTGTTCATTGCAAAGTCTTTAGCTTTATCTAAAAGACTTAAATTACTTGCTTTAGTATCCTTAATAAAATCTAGTTTTTCTTTAGGATCAGATAAAGTTCCTTCAGTAATTTTACTAAACTTGTTATCTTTAGTCATTCCAGAATTATTAAATGTAACTTTTTCAGTTGGTCTATCAAATAAATTTTTTATACCACCATCACCTGTAGGTTTGCTAAAATATTGACTAAACTTGCCTGTACCAGCAGTGCCTTGAGTGAACCCGCCTCTTGGATCAAAACCCCCTTGAAAATCTGCTCCACCTAAATATCTAGCACCTTGACCCATAGCATAATTCATTAACCCTGATTTAAGTGATGAACCTATTCTACCTGTTCTATCAAAACCACCTACAGCTGACATTGCTCCTGCAAGTAATGGATTGAATGGTGCAACGAAAGGCGCTGCAGTTTCTGCAATCTGTGCTATTTCATTTGGTAAAATTTTTCTAAATCTTTCTTTTATTTTACTTCCTATTCCATATCTACGTCTACCATCTATACCCATGATACCACCATACGCTGCCATTTGTCTGTCAGGTAATACTGGTCCTGTTGGTTTAGGTTGAAAAGGGTTAACTGGTTTTGTTGGATCTTGTGGTAAAGGATTGCCACCAGCCATTTGACCTTCGGCCATAGCTTGGTTCATAAACTGTTGCATAGACATAGGCTCTTTTCCCATCTCTATCATTTCATCAACGTATTTTAAATACTCTTCTTCTAATTGAGCCATCATCATTTGCTCTATTTCTTGTGGAGATTTAGGACCTTCATCACCTCTATATTTTATAGATGGTGCGTTAGTCTCAAGTTCTTCTGAAATTTGTATATCTTCTATTCCCATGGTTTTGTCAGTTTACTTTGTTTTTGAGAACAAATCAAGAGCAGGCATGATAACTTTTACGTCTTGTGCCATTTCCTCTGCTTTGTACCCTTTAGTTTCCCAGTCTTTTCTTTCCTTAAAAACTTCTCCAGTTTCCTTGTGTCTGTAAGTTTCTTCTACTTTAGCGTCATATACTTTCATTATGTTGTTACCTCTTTTTTAATGTTTAGATAACTAATAGCTACATCAAACGAATCTGAGCTGCTTGATTGTACTGTAAAGGTTTTACCCCCTTCAATTATCAATGGTTGAGTTAATAATTCTGTTGTAACATTGGCAGTAAGTGCTGCTGATTTAATGGCGGTAATACTGTTGTTTGTAATAGTAACAACCGGTGTACCAGCCGACGTAACAAGTATAGATTTAATAACAATAGTTTCATTGACTGCAGGAATACTAGCACCCAAAGGTGTAAGTGCACTACCGCTTGTATTATTATCTATGCCTTTAAATTTATATTGGTTTACTACTGCCATTAATCTAAAAAGAAACTTCTAGCTTCTATCTCCTGTTTTAATTCTTCTTGAAAAGTACTATTTAATTTTTCAAGCACCGCATCTAAATCTCTAACTAAAGATTGTGCTACATCTGATTCATATTCATCACTTGCTCTAGTTAATGTTTGTACTATTTTTGCCATTATGCTGTGTAATAATTTTTCATTCTTGATTCAATTTCTTCTCTAATATCTTCAGGTTGGTTTTGTAAGTATCTTGAAACAAATTCAACTTCTTCTGTATCATCTGATAAATTATCACCTATTGTTTCAAAAGGTATGTTCATAATACCTTCACCCTGTCCACCACCTTGACCACTAAGAGCATTTTGACCTTGTTCTTTATTACCATATGCTCCAACTTTTCCAGCCATTCTATCTTTCATGTATCGTTGATATGCTTTTTCATACGATCCAGTTTGAGTTGGATCATAATTATAATCATATTTACCTGCTACATTGTCTGCAAAAAATTGCCTGTTTTTGTTAGCTCCAATACCACCTATAAAATTTCCTACTGTGTTTAATAACGTTCCACCTGGTACACCTAAAGGAATGTTCATTGGTTTATAAGGTGTGTTTAAAAAATCTACTCTTCGTTGTTCGTAAGGGCTAAGAGTTAACCCATCTATATCACCTGGTTTAATAAATCCAGGTTCTATACCACTTGGTCTTAGTCGATTATTATCTACTCCCGTGTTTTGAGATATAGCTTCGTAATGATTGTATTGTTGTGTGTCACTGCTTCTGTCATCTGCTCCTGAAGAAGTATTAGAGTTATGTGCAGATCCTGCACCTGGAGCTGAACCTGAAACACTACCTTTATCATCTCTTCCACCACCTTGATAATCACCATCACCTTGAGTACCACCACCCCCGAATGCAATTCTTCCAACTCTTTGGCCCATTGCATACATTTGTCTAGCTTGTTGTAATCTTGTAATTGACATTATCGTCTTCCTCCAGCATGTATATCTAACCTAAAGGTACCTAATTTCCAACTAGTATCTACAGCCGTGTTAGATATTGTAAGAGCTATAGCTCTTGCTCTTGCACGTGTATCTACTTTGCTTGTAGAAGTTGTTACTGTAAAAGGTCCTAATGATGAGCTAGCTGCTGCATCATTAGAATAATCTCTTAAATCTAATTGCACAATAGCGTCTCCTTGTTGTGCTATAAAATCAGGTATAATTCTACTAACTCTCATAATATTTTCACCGTCACCTCTAAGATCAGCCATATTAGTTGCAGCTCCTCTTACAACTTTTTGTGTAATATCATAATCACCAGATGTAATGTTAGCTGGAATAGCTGTAGTTGTTCCATCTCTTAATTGATTAACTCCAATTTCATGTTCATAATAATATGAAACACCATCTGTATTTCCTTCTACATCAAAAGAAGTATCCGTGCCTGCATCATATTGAGTTCCATGAGGTAAACCAAATACAGCAGAATCTTCCCACGTTGTTCTAGGAAATAAACTACTATCATTTGTAAACCAAATAGGTCGTTTAGCAGTTGAATCTAAATAACTGTACATAACTGCTCTGTTAACACTATTGGATGTAGAAGATGGATAGAACCATGTAACTTCACCAAACAAGTTATTAATACCACAATAAATTAATTGATTAGATGTAGTGTTAATATCATCATAAACAAAGTCTTCAACTAAACAATCCATAGATTCTAGTTTACCGGTGTATCTAAAGAAACCATTATCAGACATCCAATAAGCAGCACCATCAACTTCAACAGCTGCATTCTGTCCTATCAATCCACAGTTAGTACCAACTTGTTCAAAAGCAAATGTAAAAGGTGCTCCTACAAATCTCATAGTAAATAAAGAAGTATCTGTCCAAAGATAAATTGCATTTCTACCAAGGGTAGCACCCATGATCCGTGATCCAGAGGCCAGTCTTTGTGTACCAGCACTATTTTCAGCCGTAGGTGTGTATTCATTAATATTTTCTTGAGAAGAAAATCTTATAAACATATCATCTTGTGTAGTTTTATCACCAATAGTTTTTTCTGTTCCAAGAAATACTAAGTGACGATCGGGTGTTGATACTAACATATCACGCGATGCTGTCGGTGCACCAGTTATAATAGTTGCTCTTATTGCTGTTGCATTATTTGTATCACCGTTCCACTCAAAACATTCACCATTATGTATTAATGCAATTAAGGTGCTTCCTAAATTATCCAAGGACCATAAACCAGGGTCTGTTACTGCATCAGTATTAACTGCAGCAGATCCCCATCCTGTCCATTGAGAAGTGTTAGTTACAGCTGCTCCACTAGAGTGAGATGCATTAGACGTTCCTCTAACATTTCTAGTAATACCAGTTAAATTATTTCCTGCTACACCTGTGTAAGAAATTTCTTCTGAGTCTACTTGAATAAAATTTGTACCTGCAGTTGGAAATCCTGATGTAGAAGTTAATGTAATATTTGTTCCGGATCCACCTGTACCAAAAGCATTAGCACTTAGTGATCCGTTTAATGTTGTTGTTGCAACTCCTAATAATTCTCCACCCCATAAAGGTACGCCCCAACCAAAAGCCCCTAATTGTTCTGCAGGTCCTACACGATAGTATCTAAAATATGTAATACCTCCAGAAGTAGATGCTCCAGAACCTGTTTCATTACTAGGCATTGTAATTGTAAAACTGTTAACATTTATAACAGAGGTAACCATAAATTTTTTTTCTGCAAAATCAGAAGCTCCAAAATTAGAATTTGTAATTGTTGAAAAAGTACCAGCTTCTCCAAATAAAATTATATCACCGGGTTGAAACCCATGTGAGTTTGATGCTATTGTTACTGTAGGAGATCCATTAGTCGTGCTAAATGCATTTGTAATTGCTGTTCCTGATGGATTAACTAAAGGATGTATATCGTAATATACACCTCCAGAATAAACATATAAAATTCTGTTGGTCCCTATAGCTGCAAATTTAATAGAAGCTTGATTAACAAAATGATGCAATCCTCGTGCAGCACCTGTTAATTTATCTTGTCCTAATTGTGACCAACCACCTATTTTTTCAGGTGTACCATATCTAAAACGTACGTTCTCCCCATCTGTCCACTGAGATTCAGCGCCTGTTGGAGTAACTTGTTTATTGAATCCTGGTAAAAAACCTAATTTTTGTAACATATAAAACCTTTGAAATAACTAATTTATGTTATATATTAATTTTTAAAAGAATGAAAGTAGCATAATAATGGACTATTTAGAAGCAATAGTAGAAATAAAAAATGTAGTAGAGCCTTCTTTCAGTAAAAAAATAATCGATCTTACTGGTTATAAAGCTGGAAATAATTTAGCTATCACTAATGCTGTTGATACAAATGTTAGAAATGTAAAGGGTTATCACTTAAATTTAAACACTCCCACCAACATGTTTTATTGGAATTATATAAAAAAAGAAATTGAACGACTGTATATTTTTTATAGGGTTAAATTTCCTATGATAAATAATTTAAAAATAAATCAAATAGATTTATTAAAATATTCTGTAGGAGGCAAATACGAAGTCCACACTGATTACCATACCAATTCTCCAAGATCATTAAGTGTTATTATTAATTTAAATAATGACTATGAAGGAGGAGATTTAATTTTTACCGATCAAGGAAAACAAGAAGTAAAAAAAATAAAACTTACAGAAAGATCAATTGTATTTTTTCCTAGTAATTTTATGTATCCCCACAGTATTGAACCTATCACAAAAGGAACTAGATATAGTATAGTAGCATGGCTTCAATAATTAAAAAATTTTTTTCACCGGAAGAACTAAAAATACTTCAAAAATATTGTTACAATAAATTAGATGAAAACAAGGATTACACTATTGATCCTCAATCATTTTCTCCTGCTTGGTACAATGACTGTTTAATGTCTTCTTTTCTTGAGACTAAACTACACATGGTAGAAAAACATTCTTGCTTTGATCTTTTTCCTACGTACGCTTATTGGAGATATTATATATTTGGTGCTACTCTAACTAAACACACAGACAGACCTGCTTGTGAAATATCTGTTACAGCCTGTATAAAAAAATATGACAAGTGGCCAATTGTTATAAATAAAAAATCTATAGAAATAGAAGAAGGTGATGCAGTTTTATATAACGGATGTAAAGAAGAACATTTTAGACCTTCTATGTATAAAGGTGAAGGTATGGCTCAAGTATTTTTTCACTATGTAAATAAAAACGGTCCTAACTCTAGGTATGCTTATGATAAAAATAATTAATAATGTTTTAACATTAGAAGATAGTTTTCATTTATACGAAGGTCTTATTAAACAAAACATGTGGAATCTATCAAAAGGATCAGAAGGTAAATTAGGAGGAAGGTTTCCAGGTGTTTCTTTTATAGAAGAAGGACAAATTGTGAGTAACGATGGTTATTGGGTAGGTTATTTTAATTGTTTGTTTGATAGAATAAATCAAAAATTAAATGAACAACATAATTTTAAATTAAAAAGAAACATACAGAGCATAGCCTTAAATGCTCAAAACGAAAACCATTATACAGAATTTCATCAAGACACTAATTTAGATGCATTTAGTATTGTAGGTTTTTTAACACCTCAATGGGCAGAAGAATGGGGTGGAGAATTAAACATAGAGGGTAAGATTATAAAATATAATCCAGGCGATTTTATTTTATTTGATTCAAACCAATTACACAAATCTGAACAAATTAAAAAAATACCTTATTGGAGAACATCTGTTAGCTATGTTGTTAGAAAATCATTATGATTAAAATCGTTGATAATTTTTTAGAAAAAAGTTTATTTGATAAACTACAAAATTTTTCTAAACAAGGTTTACAGTTTGATCCTTCTTATAATGGTCATGGTGAATACTATGGTCTTCGATGTAATATAGATAAAGATGAAGAGTTAATTAATGTTTTTAAAGATACATCTAAAGAAAAATTTAAAATACAGATAGATGATATAAGTGAAGACAGCTCAATAGATATAAGAGATTTAACTAATTTTATTCCACACGTAGATCCACAATCAAAATTAAATTTATTTTTAATGATTTATGGAGATAAAGCTGCAAACAATGGTATCGTATTTTATGATGAAAAAGAAATAGATATTCATGTTGGTTTTCGAGAAAACAGAGCTGTTTTATTTTCTTCTAACATAACTCATAGTCCTAATGTTTTTAAAGATAAAACAATTAAAAGAATAACCTCAACCATATTTATAAAAGAATATAAATATATTTAAATTTTTAACGTTACTAATCTTTCTGCAATTTTGTAAGCTGTGATAGCTTCGGGTGACGTAGTAGTACTAGGACTACAACACATAAAAATTTTATCAAACTTTTTTTGTTTTATATAATTGATGTTGTGATCAAAAGTATACGATTTTAAATTATCAAATTCTTTGTATTGCATGTAGTATTTATGTTCAGAGGTAGGGTTAGAAATCCACGTGTAATTAATTTTATTTTTAAATACATTACAAGCGTGAAATAACCAATTTCCTTCGTTTAAAACATTCATTTCTCTATAACAAAAGTCATGGTGGTGATCTATATTAATTATATTGTACTCATCATATCCATGACTAATAAGTGGAAATATTTTTTCATGCATATAAGCCAGGGTTATATCTTTATGATCGTATATCAAAGGTATTAAAAAAGTTAATAACTCTTCCTGTTGTCTTGAGTTTTCAATCCAATCAAAATCTACAGATAAAATATCTAATTTTTTATCTGTCATAAAATATTCCATAAGAAGTTAAAAATCTTGGAGTAAGACCTATTACTGAATGAAAAACTTCTTTTTCAATATAGATCATATCGTTTTGTTTCATATCAAAAACGTAACTCATCTCTCCTGTAACCACATTAATAATAGCCTCGCCTTGTTGAATATGTAGAATAGTAGATTCTGTATCTTTATGTAATTTAAAACCACCTGCACTATTCACATAACAACCATATAAGTCAACTTCATGATGTTGCTTTGGAAATAAATTTTTTAGAGCTTCTTGAATTGGTAAAAGTTTTGGTAAATTAATTCTTTTAGCTTGATAGTTAAGTGCATTACTATGACCAGGAACATAACCCTCTCTCTCAAGAGAAGTTATCATTTCACCATTAATAAGAGTTTTGTTAACTGTTTTTACTATTTCTTCCCAGCTTAATATTATATCAAAATCATGTTCTACTCTTACTGCAGGCATATTACATAAAGGTATATTTTTTAAAGGTGTTTTTAACTTTTGAAAATTTCTATCTACTATCATTTAAAAAGTCATCCATGATGTTAATATATATTTTTCTTCTTTTAAAGGAGGGTTTCCTCTATGAACATATGGAAAAGCAGCTGGCCACATAACAATTCTACCTTTCTTAGGTTTTACTCTCATAGATTGATTTAAAAATTCTGTTTCACCACCTTCTTTAATATCATTTAAATAGATAAGCCATGCTAGAGTTCTACAAGAATTGTCAAATCCCTTATTGTGTTCTATGTGCCAAACATGATAACCACCTGTAGGAGCAGTTTTTTGAATTTTCATCGTGGTATATTTAAAATCATCCTCTCCATAAACTTCTTTTATACCTGTTTCTTTTTCGTAATGTTTTAATGCTTGATCAAAATTAAAAACTAAAGGTTTTATAGTTTCAACCCACACATCTGTATTACCTTGATTTGCAAAATACTGAGTATCTTTCTTATTAAACACTGGAGCACTTTCAAAAGTTTGTCTGCTTATGGCTCTATTAAAATTATTTTGTTCTTCAAAAAAAGTTATAGCTTGGTTACAATCAATATCGCTAATATAATTGTCGTACACTCCTATAAAATTCTTAATCGAATTTTTTCTTTCTATCATTTGATAGAGATATTATATGATATTATAAATATGTCTAGTAAGAACTATAAGAAGTAGGTCTTGCACCTAATCTAGAAATTTTTTCAGCTTCGGTTTCTGTTGAAGTTACATTACCATCCGCATCTCTTGTTCCTTCATTATCTTGATCCCAAACAGCTTGAAGATTATTTAAATGAACCGCATCCCATTTGTCTACAAATTGACTTCTAAACTCACCTAGTTCAGCGCTTGTCCAAGTAGCATGAGGTGTATCATCTCTATACTCAACACTATCATTATAATCATGATCATCATCTTTATATTGAATAGCCCAAATATTTGACCATTTAGAATTATTCCAAAAAGAATCATCATCAATAATGTATCCTATTGGTTGACCATCATCTGTTACTGATTGATTAAGAATTTTTTTATCATCAAATATTACTGTCCAGTTTGCGTTAGTTGCCATTTTTTCTCCTAAGTTTTAATTACGTATATAAGTGTTAAATAAGGTTGCAGAACAGAAGGGTTAACAGTTGTTCCTGAAAAACTACTTGATCCACTTCCTGAAAAGGTAGCTGACATATTGTGTGAGTGACCAGTACCTGAACCGGTGCTTCCACCAGTAAAGTTTGCTCTACTTTGGTCTGCATCTCTTCTAGGTGCGTTGTTACCACCACTAAAAGCAGCTACAGCATAAAAAGTGTGAGTATGCGACGCTAGTTGAGCAGTTGATAAACTTGCATTAGCTGTTGAACCACCTACGTTTCCAGTTACGTTAGTTGATACGTTTCCTGCAGGTGCGACTGGAGTAGTATTTGCTCCACCAGTTGAAGCTAAAGCTTTTCCTGGAGATTTACCTACAGCCACGTTATCTGCTAAATTAGGTACATTAAAAGTAGATGAACCATCGCCACCACCATAAGTAGAAGCTACGATTGCAAATAAATCAGAGTAAGTAGATCTTGAAACTGCTTGACCATTACATTCTAGAAAACCTGTTGGCACTGACGCAGCAGACCACGGCACAATAGTAGCCGTAGGAATTCCTTCGATACCAGTAAGGTCTGCTCCTGAAAAATTGTATTTTGTTGCTTCGTAATTTGCCATATTCTATTTCTCCGTATATGTCCAACCCACATTTGAACCAGAGTAAACCAATCCAAATGCTGCACCCTCAGTATTAACTACTAAGTCTGCTGCTGCGTTAGTTATTTTAGAACTATTTCTTCCAACAGTCAATGCGTTGGTATCAAAAGTATATCTTGAGTCTACAAAATTTACGATATCACCTACTGCAGGTGATGCCGGAAGTGTCACTGTAACTGCTGCACCATTTGTGTCTACAAAAAGTTGAGCACCTGATTGAACTGTTTCTGCTGCGGTTATAGTTCTCCAGTTTCTAGTTTCTAAATCTTTAACCATGTTAGTTCCATCAGCGTGACAGATATAATTATTGCCTTCACATAATAAAAAACCAGCAGCACTTGTAACTTTAAAAGTTAAAGTATACCCAGCGTGATTAGTTCCATCTATTATATTAAATACTTTTTCTATACTTGCTGGAAAATTTACTATTCTGTTTCCGGCAAGAGTTCCAGTAAACTTTAAAGTCATGTTTCTTGCGTTTGAAACGGTAGCATCAGTCATAACAAGAGTAACATCTCCTGATGCAACGTCTATTGCTTGAAAACCTGCAACAGATTGTTGAACAAGGTTTAAATTATTGTTTGTTTTTGTGCCCCATGTACCAGCGTTTTCACCGGTTGCCATTAGCTCTAATTTTAAATCTGAAGAATAACTTGATGCCATTATTTATATTCCTTATTTTTGTTATTTATATTGTTTATTTAGTTTTAAGTCAAACATAATTATGCAGGTGTTTTAATCGTGTAACCTGTGCTAGTTTTAGGTGTTTTAGTTGAGTATCCTGTACTTGTTTTAGGTGTAATAGTTCCATAATATTTAAGAATTAATCCTGAAGCGTTAAGACTAGATGTTGCTAAAACTCCTGTTAATCCCATAACATCTGCAGGTGCAAGAGTTCCTGTAGAAGCTGTTGTGTTTAATCCTGTTAAACCAACTTGCATATCTGGAATAGAACCAAGTGAACCTAGTGAAGATGTTGTTTCAAAACCTACTGGAATTATAATAGGATTAATAGTAATTTGTACTGATCCAGTGCTTGATGTGGTGCTAACTCCTGTTAAAGGAACTCCTATTTCAACATTAATAGATCCCGTACTAGATGTAGAAGATACACCCGTTATTGGTTCAGTGCTTGAACCAAAAGCTAAACCTATGCCACCTAAATTAGAAGTTGATGAAACACCTGTTATTGGTTCTGTACTTACACCAAAAGCTAAACCTAAAGAGCCTACCGAAGAAGTAGATTGTACTCCTGTTAATCCCATAACATCTGCAGGTGCAATATCTCCCTCAGAAGCTGTCATGCTAGTTAAACTTGAAAGTTGAACTAATTTATTAAATGAATCTCCATAAGGTTCTTCACCCCAACCATTTCTACCCCAACCAACTAACGTACCTGCGTTGTCAAAATCTCCAAGTTCTGTTTGGGCTTGTAGTCCTGTTAAATTTACAAATGTTTCTAACTCTAATGTAATAGAACCTTGTGATAAAGTTGTTGACTGTCCTGTAATTGGTTCTGTGTTTCCTGTACCAAAAATTAAACCAGCAATACCTAAAGTCGAGGTTGTTGATAAACCTGTTAGAGCTACCGCATATTCTACACCCCAAGCAGAGTTACCCCATGACTGTCTGCCCCAACCCTCAAAATTAGATGCTATAACAGAACCAATACCACTTGTTAATCCGGAAGGTGCAGTTAAAGCTACTTCTTTTAATGTAGTAACATTTAGAGAACCTACTGAAGATGTTGTGGGAAGTCCTGTTAATGAAGCAGTAACGACTGCAGAAGCTAGAACACTACCTACACTTGAAGTTGCAGATTGTCCACTAGGAGTAAATACTACAGGGCCTTGATCGCCCCATTCGTTTTGCCCCCAGACGCCTGTGCTCCAAGTGTTAGCCATAAGGAGTTACTCCTTATGCTATACGAAGGATTGCGTTAGATGCGTCTGCTACTGGAAATTGAATCGTAAAAGTTCCACTTGATACAGTTTTGTCTCCACCAAATGCGATTGCACAAACTGCTGGATCACCTGATGCTGTTTCATTAAAAATTAAACAACCGTTAGCTGTAAAAGAAGCTGATGTAAAAGATACATCTGCAAAATCACAACATGCTGTATCACCAGATAAAGCAGGTGTTGTGTTTGTAAGTGCAATTCCTTTAGTAGTGTAACCATTTCCGTTAGCTACTTCGTTTGACGATGTGTAAGCTGTAGTCGATTTATTTAAAGTGGCACTACTTGTGTACAATGCTAGTTTAAATTCATTTCCACCATTTGTAAAATTATGTATAGCTCTTAAAACTTCTGTTTTGAAAGTGTTACATACTGCTGATGTTATTGCCATAATATTTTTCTCCTAATTACTGAGGCGCTGACTCGATTGGAATTCTTATTGTACCATCCGTGTAATCGTCTCGTCTTCTTCTTCCAAGTTGCATCGCTGCAAACTTTTGTAGTTCAGTTTTATATCTATTTTCATATAGTGTCAACA